CGGGTGCTTATGTCATAACAAACCAAGGTATTAAAGCGCCTAAACAAAACGTAGTAGTAGACTATTTTCTAACACCTTTTTGGGAAAAAGCTCCAGAAATTTGTAATGTAGCAGAAAACACAAGAACATGGGAACATACTGCTAAAATGATGATGGGATTAAAAGGTTTTGGCGGTAGTGGATTTATGACAAAAGAGATACTTCAAGATGCCTTACATACTAAAGTGTTTCCTACTTGCACTGATACTAACACTTGGTGTCCTGTTGGTCCAGGAGCAAAACGGGGACTCAACCGTGTCCTTGGATTTCACAAAGATGCAAAATTAAATAATGGACTAGAAGTAATGATTAGGTTATTTGATGAGCGTTGTGTGTTCTGGCCTGAAGATTGGGTGACACTGGAACTACACGACATACAATTCCAACTATGTGAGTTTGATAAATACGAGCGTGTTAAACATGGTGAAGGTAGACCAAGAAGTCTATACAAAAAAAGAAAGGGTTAAAAACATTGGAACTTGAACAATATAAGGGGTGTTTTGTGCGCCCAGATACGTGCGACAGCTACACTGTGACAGAGGTGCGACGGTCTTATGGTTGGCTAAACCTAGAAGGAAAAAGAGTATTAGACATTGGCTGTAATATTGGAACATTCAGCCGTATGGCATTAGAAAAAGGCGCAAGTTCTGTAGAATCATATGAGCCGGACGAAGATAACTCTGAGATAGCTAAGTTAAACGCTTCTGAAGCAGACATACGGACAGCCGCTTTGATTTCTGGGAAAGAAAAAGAAATCAACCTTTATATAAACCCCACTAGTAAAAATCATGGTAATTTTTCTACAACAGAATATCGTGGAAGAGAACCACATACTGTTGCGGCACACAACTTTGAAGAAGTTCTTAACCGATTTCAACCTCAAATAATAAAAATGGATTGCGAAGGTTCAGAATATGATTTGTTAAAAACAACTCTTCCTGATTGTGTGGAAGAAATATCCATAGAAGTACATCTTATGAAAAAACATTGGCGAAATATCGAGGCACTTAAACTAGTAGAGCTGTTCGTTGATTGGGAAACAGTAGTGAAGCCAACCATAGGAAAACAAAACTGGCACACGATGGCTGGATACAGGAGGAAATAATGAAAGGGATTGTTTGTCAATTTACACCAACAGATAAAGTCCATGTTGCCAGTGCTAGGATATCCCTATGGTTAGCTAACCGATATGGGTTAGACATCATAGATAAACCAGATCCTGAAAAAGTAAAAGATTATGATTTAGCTATCTGCGTGAGTAGCGCCAGCGGTTTTGCTGATGCAGAATTACGAGAACAAATTGGAGAAATATGCGCTAGGGCTAAACACTATATTTTTGCACAACAAGACTTTTTGACAAGTCAAGCTGGACAAATAGGTAAATGGTTTGATATTTTAGAAAAAGACAGACACACTCGTCATGTTTGGTCTACAATACATAAAACAATTAAAAACCCTCAAGATCGTTATATTAATTGGAACAGACTAACTTTTTCACCTATTGATCCACAACCTGTTTCTAAAACAGGATTATATTATTATGGAGCGGCTAGAAAAGGTCGTCTTTCTTATTTGGAAAAGTATCTAGGTGGAGATATCCCATATGATGCAACGGTAAGCACAACAAAACCCGGAACAAAGAAGTTTAAACTTTTCGCACCTGATATAAACTACGAAGACCCATTTAAAGAATTGTCTCATATTGGCAAGTTCCAAATGTCTCTGTACTTAGAAGATGATTATTCACACCGACATTATTGCTCTCCTGCTAACAGATGGTACGAGTGCTTATCACAAAAAGTACCAATGGTCTTTGACAAAAGTTGTATCGGTACGTTTGAAACGGCGGGTTACTCTGTTAAAGACTATGTAGTACAAGATAAAGAAGGCGTGGCACTGGCTTTAGAAAATAGTGAAAATATTCGTGCGGAACAGTGGGAGCGTTGGGGCTTTGATCATCTACTAGCCCTGAAAAAAGATGTTGATGCGTCTATAAAAGGGATACTAACATGATAACCGTTAATGCTAGAAATGTGAATGAAGCTTATACAATAGGAATAAATCTATTAAACAGTAAAGGAGTGCTAGAACAGAGCCGTAACGGGGGTGTGATTGTAATGCCTGACCCTGTTACCACCACGTATAACAAACCTTCCGAGCGTGTTCTGTTTAACGAGAACAGAGATGCCAACCCTTTTTTCCATTTTATGGAAGGTCTCTGGATGATAGCAGGTAGAAACGATGTAAAGTGGATAACACAATATATAAGCGGTTTTGATAAATACAGTGACGATGGTGTCACCTTTCACGGGGCTTACGGTTGGAGATGGAGAAAACACTTTAACGTAGATCAGCTAACTGAAATAATTCAAATTTTAATTAAAAATCCTGCGGACAGAAGAGCTTATATTAGTATGTGGGATCCAGAAACCGATTTAAATAAAAAAGGTTTAGATTTTCCCTGCAATACAGGTATCGCATTTAGAGTTAACAAGAATGCTTTAGATATGACAGTATTCAACCGTTCTAACGATGCTATCTGGGGAGCTTACGGTGCAAACGCTGTACACATGAGTATGATGCAAGAGTACGTGGCTGCGATGATAAAAGTAGATGTTGGAAAATATCATCAGGTAGCAAATAATTTTCACGCATATACCGAAATATTGAATAAAATAGGTATACCCGATCCACATCCTATGGATCCTTACGACACAGGAGAAGTAATACACTATCCAATAGTGCAGAACCCTTCTACATGGCACATAGATTTGATGAATTTCATGGACAACCCTTTACAAAAAGAATTTTACAATAACGAGTTCTTTTACGAAGTTGCTCAACCTATAGCAGAAGCTTCTACATTATTCAAACAAGGAGAACTTGTAAAAGCATTAAATAGTTGCCAATATATATCCGCACCAGATTGGAATAAATCCTGTACCGAATGGGTTAAGAGAAGAATACATAGAAAGGAAGAAAGAGATGCAAAACAAACGAAAAAGTGGGAACGTAGTAAGGTGGCACACGATACCGACCATTAAAAATCAAACGGTTGCCGAGCATAGCTGGGGAGTAGCAATGATTTGTCGTGAGTTATGGCCTGACAACTACACCTTGATTGAAGCGGCCTTGTGTCATGATTTAGGAGAAGGTTTTACAGGCGATGTGCCGTGGACCGCAAAAATGAGTAACGAGCGTTTCAAATTAGAGCTCGAGGAAATGGAGTTTGTGGAGATAAAACGGCTTGATTGTAACGTCTGGCTTAACGCGGTTGACCGTGAAAAACTCAAAGTCGCAGATATGTTGGAAGTGCTGTACTTTGCCCTTGAAGAAATAAACATGGGCAACCAGAATTTTAAAGATATTTTTAACCGTGGGTATAACTACCTAGACATGATAGTAGATAAACCTTTCGGTGTGCTGAATGAACTAATTGATCTTAACAATAGATATAAGGAACTAACAAATGCCAGCTAATGACAAACAAGTGGGCGGGAACCATTACCGAACTGAAATACAGCATTGGGATTGGGCGGCAGCAAATGATCTTGATTATTTTCAAGGGTGCATAACTAAGTATGTTGCAAGGCATAAGAAAAAGAATGGGTTAGAAGACTTATTAAAAGCACAGCATTTTTTGTTTAAATACATTGAACAAGAGTACGGTGTTGAAGAGTCAGAAGCTGTTAAAATACCTTCTTCTACTCCAATTCCAGGATCAGTCACCTTTACACCTAACAACGAATTAAATGGTGGAATTACTTCTGTTAAAATAGAAGATGGTGAAGCTACTCCAGCTTATGTAAATCAAGACTAATGAAAAGCACAGAATTAATAAAAGCGTTAATTAAAATTGCGCCTATGATGGATATTTCTCGTAAAGAACTGTGTGCTTTGACAGGGTACAGACCCGATGTTGTAGGGTCGTGGATAACAGAAAAGAAACGACCTACCTTAGACCAGTACGTTGATTGGGCGAATGCTTTAGGGTACGACGTAATTATTAAAAGAAAGGGATTCGATGTTTCAGACCACACTTTTTGAGCCAGATAGTGATTGGGAAGCACCTGATACGTTACCTGATTTTTCGCAGTGCAAAGTTGTTGCGATTGATCTTGAAACTTGTGATCCCGGATTAAAAGAACATGGTCCTGGATGGCCTATGAAAAACGGTCATGTAGCGGGCATAGCTCTCACTTTTGTTTATGATTTAGAAGAAATCAGTATGTATCTTCCCATTGCTCATCAAATGGGAGGAAACATGGCTAAAAGTTGGGTGATAAACTATGTGAAAAAACTGTGCGCTGATGAGAGAATAGAAAAAGTGTTTCACAATGCTATGTACGATATAGGATGGCTTAGTACACTAGATATACACGTAGCAGAACCGTATTACGATACAATGTTTGCGGCAGCTTTGTTAGATGAAGACCGATACAGTTACAGCTTAGATAACTTAGCAAAAGATTGGTGCGGTGTTGGTAAAAATGAAAACTTGTTAAATGAAGCTTCTGCTTCGTTTGGCATAAAAGATAAAAACATAAAAAGCAATATGTGGCGTCTTCACCCTAGGTTCGTAGGTCCATATGCAGAAGCTGACACTATTGCTACTGTTGCGCTTTGGAGATATACACGAGAAAAAATTATAAGCTCTGAGTTGCAGGGCATATTTGATTTAGAACTAAGTTTGATACCGATGCTTATTAAAATGAGAAAACAAGGCATAAAAGTAGATACGGACAGGGCTGAAATTTTACGAAAACAATTATCACAAAAGAAAAAAGACACCTTACAGGAAATTTATCGTAAGTTTGGGTGCAATATTGATGTTTGGGCAAGTAAAAGTTTAGCGGCAGCTTTTGATCATAATAGCATAGAATACGGCACAACACCTAAAGGAGCGCCCAGCTTTACAAAAGAATTTTTAGCAGGTCATCCACATGAGTTACCTCAAATGATATTAAGGTGTCGTAAAATAGAAAAGACAATTAATACTTTTGTAGAGGGTATGATATTAAAACAATCTTTTAATAACCGCATACATTGTGAGCTTCACCCTTTGAAATCAGATGATGGTGGAACAGTGTCTGGTAGATTTAGTTGTAGCAAC